TCAGCACCATCGGCGGCAGGACACTCCCATACGCACGGAACGATCTCATAGTGACCGTATGTTCCCCGCTCCTGCTTGAGCGTGAACTCCTCCTCGGTGTGATGCTCAATTACGACCGCACCCTCGTCGGGGGACACGACATCCCACCGATACTGGTAGTCCGGCGGTGTTCCCCACCGCCAGCGGCAGATTTCCCAGCCCATGAAAGCCTCCGCACTTAAACCAACCGGACCGAATGGACCCGCGAGTTGGACGCGGGGCCGTTGTTCTTCTGGACTTGAAGTTCAAGCACCGCCTCCCCGGCGGGGAGATTGGTCAAGGTCGCGTCCGTCACAACGGCCAGACCGGAGGCGGACCAACTGAACGTGGCGATTTCCTGCCCGTTGGTCACGTCATAAATCCGGGCGGAAGAGGTTCCCGTGATTCCGGCACGGGACACGCACAGTTTGCAGGCCCCCGGCGTGACCGTCGCGGTCCCGGGGAAACTGAAGTTGCACACAGCCGTCATCGAAGTGGCGGAGACCTCGATGTAGGGGGTCGCCCCCGTGCAGAGCGCGGTGGCGAACACCGCGCTGGCCCCGATCCCCCCAAGGTTCACCCACGCCCCGTTCTGGTAAATCTCCACCGCGTTGATCGAGGTGTTGTACCGGATCATCCCGTTGGCGGGGGTCGTCGGGCGGTTGGCCGTTGTGTCGTTGACCAGCCGCAGTACGGCAGACAACTTGACCAGATGGTCCTTGACGGCAACCGCTTCTATGAGCCGGATGTACTCGTCCGTCAGGGCGAACCCGCCCGCGTGGAGAATGACATCCTTCCCCGCCGTGTCTGTCCCGAGGGTGAGTTTCCCGCCGCTCCCGTACAAGTAGGTGTCCAACGCCGCCAGCAACGGATAGGCGGGATCGTTGTTCGCGCTGCCGTTGATCCCGAAGTCTCCGTATCCGGCAGTATCGTCGCCCGTGTCCGCCGATGGACAGAAGTCCGTCGAGGCGTTCGGTCCGTTGCTGGAATTCTCCAGAATCATCTGCATGAACGTGTTGGCAAGGGCAACCGCCGAGAAGCGGACGTTCTGGGGGGTTCCGCCCGGCGTGGGGCCGACACCAAGAACACCCGACTGCGCGTTCCACCAGAAATTCGCGTCGGACGAGAAGGATCCCGCCGTATTTCCCCGGACTTGGATCTCCCCCTTGTTCCCCGCCGCACTACTTCCAAACTCATTGGGGGTGTACGGAATCGGATAGAACAGGATCTTCCCCGAGGCCCCGACCGTCGCCACCTTCCCGACTTCCTGCTTGATGGTGTTCCCGGCAGGAAGGCTGAACGTCAGGGCCCCAGAAGTCCCGAGGTACACCGGATCCCCCACCGTCCTCCCGGTGGTGTCCGCAATGACCACGCCCAACTGGATGGCCGTCCCGTTGGCGTTGTTGGCGAGGTTGGCGTCGAGGATCCCCACCGCCGCCCGCGTGGTGTTGTCCGCCGTCTGGATCGTGAACAGCCCCTCGGTGGCGTTGAACCCCGCCACCGCCACCAGTTTCCCGGCATTGATCTGGGAGCCCGTCTCGTTGCGGACGGACAGACGGATCGTCCCTTCGACCAGAATGTCGTTGATCGGGATGGTCATCTACAGTTCTCCGTGCTTCGTCGCTTCCCACATCACGTTGGATGACGGGTTCTTTCCCGCGTTCGTGTTGATCACGAACCCCGTGTTCGTCTGGCTGTCCACCGACCAGTTCCGAACGTCCGCACCCCCGATGACCACGCTATAGTTGGCATCGGGAAACGCCGTGGCGAACACAACCGCCGCCGTCTTGGGGTTCCCCGTAAACTGCGCCGGGATGATCATCCCCGACTTGAACCCGGTGGTCGCGGCCCGTTGCCAGATTGCCGCATTCGCCTCGTTGTGAAGGCAGACAAACGCCCGTTCAGCCTCCACGTTGATCCATCGGGAACCCACCGCGTAGCCGTCCCACACATCATCGTGGGTGGTGGGATCCGTGGTCGCCTCCAGATTGTCCAGTTCATACACCGCCGTAACAGCCTTGGTGGTCGCATCCACCGTGTGCGCCGCGTTGTTCGGGCACTCCGTGGGAGGATCCTCAAGGATGGTGTACCCGTAGACGAGGACGTCCTCCGTCACGCAGTAGATCCGATACTGTTTCTTCAAGAGCATGGGACGACCTCAAGCGACAGCCGCAAGATCCACGGCGGCGGAATCCACAGTAAACGCTCCTGCCCCGCTTCGATACATCTGAACCTCAACTACCTTGACCCCCGAGGTAGGGATGTTTGCCAAGTCGGCGGTTTTCAACGTCGGGACGGTCTCCGTAAACGTAAGGGTAGCCAAGGTCGTGTTGTCCGTGATGTTCTTGAAAGTTGCGGTCCCGGTGACCCCAGAGGCCACATATCCGAAAACATAAAACTTACCTACCACCGTCAACCCAGAACCCTGCCACCTTGAAAAATCAAGGATGGTCCTCGCCTTCACTTGTGGGGTGGCGGAAGTGGTGGAAGCCGCAGTAACCGACCCATTGGCCCCCGGCTGGGGCAGGAAGGTGAACGCCTCCAACTTGACTATCTCGCCTGATGCACGAAGCGACTCCTTCGGGTTGATGAAAACCTTTCCAGAGGCCCCCACCACCGCGACCTGTCCGATCTCCTGCACCCGAGCCGATGCAGTCGGGGCCGTGAAAATAAAATTTCCCGAGGTCGAAAGATACACCGGATCCCCGATGGTCCGTCCCGTGGTGACCGCAGTCACCAACCCCCAGATGGCCGCATCACCATCAGCATTATGATCAATGGCGGACAGGAGATAGCCAATCGCGGACTTGTTCTGCCCGGATGTATTTTCGGCAAGTTGGACCAACATGAATCCGGTGGTAGGATCAAGGCCCGACACCGCGACCAGTTTACCAGCCGCCAACTGCACCCCGGTCTGGTTCCGAACCCGGAACGATTGAGCCACTTCAACAGCGGTGTTGTCTATCCTATGCATGGGCTACGAAGTCTCCCCGTTCTTGATCGCCGTCCAGAAGGTATTGCCGGTCAAGGCTGTTCCTGTGTTAGCGTTGATCGTGAATCCCGAAGCCGACTTGCTTTCAATCGTCCAACTTCGGCTGTCTTCCCCGGTCACCGTTACCGCATAGTTGTTGTCCGCGAAGGAAGCACTAAATGCCACAGCGGCCTTCTTCGGGGTTCCGGAGAAAGACCCGGAAGCGACGATCCCCGCCTTCGTCGGCAAAACGGCAACACCGGAAGCCCTCTGCTTTCCGGTGGTCGTATCCAAAAGAACGTGCTTCAACGCCATCTACCAGCCCCCGTCTGCGGCCTCTTGGCATACTTCCTGATACCGCAGACCCATCTTCTCCTTGGAGAACTCAGCCGCCCGCTCCCGGCACCGTTCCGGGGAGATGGAGGCCACGGCGTCCGACTTTACCAAAGCCTCCATCTCTTCCTGCCCGTCCACAAGGAACCCGGTCTCCTTGTTGACCACGATCTCCCTTGGACTGCCCCGGTCGAACGTGATGACGGGCATCCCGCAAGCCATGGCCTCCACCATCACCAGACCGAACGGCTCGGCGTCCCACAGGATCGTGTTCAGCAGGGCCTTCCGGGTGGAGTACAGTTCCACCGTCTTCTCCCTACTGACCCCGCCCCAATACTTGATCTCCCCGGTACAGCCGTCCTTCACCCTCTTGGTGTACTGGGGCTCATTGCTGAACTTATCGTCCCCAACCACATCCAGCGAAACCTTCATCTTCTGGGCGATTTCAACCGCCACATGGGGTCCCTTGATCGTGGACATCCGGCCCATGAACAAGTACCGCCCGTTCCGCTTCTTCTCCTTCGGCATCCTCCGGTAGAAGTCCAGATCCACCCCGTTGTAGACCGTCCGGCATTGGACCCCCAGATGCCGCTGGATCCTCCGCGTATGGTCCTTGGAGATCCCAACCAAGCAGGGCTTCTCCAGCGGAGGCGGCTTCACGTACATGGTCTCGATGGGCGCGTGGCAAACGCCCACGATGGGCGACTTCAGGCTCCCATCCATCTGGGCCGTGTACGACCACTTCTCCCAACTATGATCCACGATCACGTCGTAGTTCTTCAGACGGTCCCTGTAACCGGAGAACGCCTGCTGTTCCGACTCCCGCTGGGTCGTCCCGTGCAACTCCACCCCGGGCGGTGGAACGCTCCCCAAGGGGGCCACCAGAAGCACTTCATTCCCCGGCTTTGCCAAGCCTTCAGCACACCAGTACGCGATCTGTTCCAATCCGCCATATGCCTTCAGGGGAATCGGCCAGATCGTCGTGGAAATCACGCAAATTTTCACAGGGTCACCTCCACCACAAAGAAACTCCAGCCGTCGTAACGAAGGACATCCAGCACGTACTTTCCGCCGAAGACCTCCTTCAAATCCCTTCGGAGAGTCTTCTCGTCGTAGTGCCGGACGTGATAGAGGTGGGGGACTTTCTTCTCGTCCGTCACCGCCAACGCGCCCTTCGTTCCTTCGGCCACCAGTTCGTCCCACCCGATCCCCCGGGTTTCCATCTCCTCTTCCTTGGTATGAAGGGGCTTGTGTCGTGCATCCCATTCATGTTCATTCGGGATCGTGAGCAGGATCTTGTGGCGTGTGACCCTCTTGGCCTCCTTCAAAACCTTGATGGGATCCGGAACGTGTTCCAGAATCTCCGCCAAGACCGCCGTGTCAAAATGCCGATCAGGAAACGGCATATCGTCCGCGTTGGATCGGACAAAGTTCTGGAGGGAGTAGACATCCAAGTCCACCCCGGTCACCTTGTCCTTGTAGGCTTCGGGGCCGAACATCTGACCGTCATGGCACCCGATGTCCACGATGGTCCCAATCGCCCGCTCCCGAACCCACCCGAACCGGTCCTTCTTCCTTGAATCTCCTGCCGGAATCGCCCCGTCCTTCCCCGACATGAACAACCCAAGGTGTTCACATTCGACCAAGGGATGGGCCAGCGGGCGAATATCCAGTTCCTTCCGGCACCTCCGCAGGAAGTAGAAATCCTCGCTACACCCCTCTGGTCGGGGTTTCTTATCTATGGTCCACAGGAACCACGGGTTCTCCCTCGTCACCGGAAGGCGCTTCAGGATCGAGTTGTGGATCAGCAGGCACCCTGCCCCCGCCAGATCCACGGAAAAGGGAGCGGTCTTCGGGTAATCCCGAAGCATCTCGACCCCCTTGTCATTCTCCATCCAGAGGGCGGGTCCGAACGGGACCCTCCTCCTGTGATAGATCCCAGACACCAGCGGGTGCCCGAGAGCCATCAACTTCTCCAGACAGTCCGGCGGAACAACGACATCGGAGTCCAGAAAGAACAGCCACTCCGCATCCATCTCCAGCGCCATCTTCGCCAGAGTGTTCCGCCCCATGTCATAGGGCTGACCCGTGGCCTCCCCAATGTCCCACCTTTGGGGAAGCCGTAGCATCCGCAGGCCGAACCCCCACTTCACGGATGTAAAGTCCGTGTGGATGATTCCAACCAGCACATCCAGCCTGTGTTTGGGAAACTCCCACGACCCAGCCATGGTTCACCTCATGGCGTTACGGGAAAAAGGGAAACGAACAGTTAGTCATAAATCTGGACGTACTCCGAATCGACCCGGAGAACCAGACCGCTCGCGTTCATGACGGTCCCCAACTTCTGCTGGATGTCACCGCTCGCAGAGGGAGGCGTCGTGGTCAGGATCCCGCCCGTTCCGACGAAGGCACGCTTCCCGCGATCCGCCCCCGCGAAGGCGTAGTAGTCCGCGAAGTAACGGCCATCCAAGGCCACCCGAACGAGGGAGCCCGAAGCCACGCCACTCATGGCGATACCCACGGCGGGCATCTTGGCGATGTTGTTCGCTTTGGCGACAATCGCCAGACCGGAACCGTTCAGGGCAACCGCCAGCCCGCTCCCGGCAATGTCCTCACCGGCCACGAACACGGACGGATCCTGTAGCATCTCGGCCACGTCGTTGGGGATGATGATCCCCGAGGCCAGATGCCATTGCTGGATCTGCCCGCTGGCGATGTCGGAAGTGTTGATCGCGCCTGTGGCGAAGTTCCCCGACTGAATGGCGTAGTCCCCGATGGTTCCGGAAACCACGGCTCCGGAGGCAATCGTTCCGACAGTCACCGCACCGCTGGCGATGTTGCCCGAAACAACTGCACCGGCCCCGATGGTGCCGCTCGATACCGCACCCGAAGCGATGTCACCGAACCCCACCGCCCCGGAGGCGATGTTGCCGGAATTGACGGCATCCTCTCCGAGAGCCCCGGAGGAGACCGCGCCGGAAGCGACAGTTCCATAGGTCACCGACCCGGAACTGAGGTTCCCAGACAGAACAGCCCCGGCTCCAATCGTACCGCTGGCAACCGCGCCAGAGGCGATGGTCCCGAAGGCCACGGAACCGGAACCGAGTTCCCCGGAAAGCAGGGCGCGGGCAACCTGCGTCCCGCTTTCGGTGTTCAGAAGAATAGGCTTGAACGACATCTCTCACCTCCTATTATAAAACCAAGGTCGAACGCCGACCCAATTCCACAATCAAATCGCCCATAGCCGAAACGTATCCGACCTCCTGAAGGGAGCGTCCGGACACGGTAACAGGGGAATTAACCGTCAGTCCTCCGGCGACATCAACGAACACCGTCTTCCCGACATCTGCCGCCGCGAAGGACAACCCAGCAACCCGTCCGCAAATGACGGGATCAAAAGAGAAATTCATGGAGACGTTGGCCGGGGCAACCCCATCCGTTGGCATCTTGATGAGGGTGTCCGCCCGGGACCGGAACCACTTTCCCGTCACCGGATCCTTGTAAACCGGATCTCCCGCCGCCAGCGCCTCTCCCGCAACTTGTGTGAAGACAGCAATATACCCAGCGGATCCACTACCGGGAATGGTGATATTCACCCGGTTGTTCGCCGGATCTTCCGCCGCCGTGACACCCGGACCAATGAAATTCAGGATAGGATGCTCGCCTACCGTCGCGCCCTCTTCCTGAATCCGGATTTTCTGAGGATCGGCCAGAATCCCGCTCAACCCATCCACGTCCACCTGATCATGCCCGCCCTTTTCGTGGGTCGGGGCGTGAGGGCCGACCTGCGTGGCATCCATCGGATGGACGTGGTCGGCACGCGACAGGGAGCAGGAATCGCCTTCTTTCCCGGGACCCGGCACCTGCTTGGCAGGAAAGGCCACGGAGACGTGATGCTTATGGTCAGCGCGGGGGATCTTGAGGGAGATTCCCGCACCCGCAGGCCCCGCCGTGGCTGGAGCCAGATCGGCATCCTTGGCCGTTTCGACCTTGTGTCGGTGATCGATCCGGGCCGCCGACGCCACCGTACCCGGACTGGCGGTGGATCCAGCCTCAACTGGTGAGGGGTTGCTGTTCGCCAACGGGGTGCTGGTGGCCCCATCCGCGATCCCCGCCAGTTTCACCTTGTCCCGTGGATCCATGAACCCCGGAATCTGGCGGGTGACCAAGGCGTGGAGTTCGCCGCCCGCCCGCTTCCCGTGGGAATGAACATGATCAGCGCGGGACAATTCATCCGAAACTCCGGGCGCAAGGGCAAGGTCCGAGATATCCCCGGGAATCCCCGTCGCAACCTTGTGCTTGTGATCCCCTCGCACCAAATTCGGGGAAGATCCCGCGCTGGAATCCGTCGCGTCAGAAGTGGAAATCTCGGGGGTATCGGCGGTGGCGACCCCGTGGCTATGATCCACCCGTGAGGCGGTCTCTTCCGTGCCGGGATCGGGGGCGTTCCCGGCCTGAACCTGCTTGGGTTCATCGGAGGAGAGCAGGATGAACTTGAGGTCGTCCAGCCGCGCTTGGATGTCCGCGTAGGTGCCCTGCGGCTTCAAGCCGAGGATCACGGTGACGGCATCGATCTGCTCTTCCTGCTTGTTGTGGTCGTGTGCGAGGACAGTATCCACGTGGTCTGTGACGGTCTTCTCGATGTAGGGATACTGATACGCCACGACTCACCCCTAGCCCGGCGACTGAGAAATAACCTTGGCGGAGAAGGAGACCCCGTTCCATGTCCAACTCAAGTTCGCCTCCTGCCCGACAGTCCCCAAGGCTACGGACAAAGAAACCTGCCGGTAGCCCCAAGAATCCGTGAGGAAAGCGGGGGGCGTGGAGAACATCCCGGGGTTGTCGTTCGTAATCGCGGACTCGGAAGTGACGGAGGATGCAACGATGCTGAATCCCGCATCCGCCGCTCCGTTCTGCTTCAAAACAAGCCCGGAGGGCTTGATGTTGAAATTAGCGGGGAACCATTGGGTAGTCCACGTATTGCCTTCTGTCACCCACGTCTTGAGGAAGCCGCCCGTATACTCCGTATTTCCTTCGCCCCCACCTCCGCCACCTCCCGACACCCCGGTGGCGAACACGGACCAATGGTAGACGGCCCCATCCTCGTTGAGCATGGGGAGCCCATCCACGGCAAAGTTCAGACCGACGAGGGCGAGTCCGTCGAAGGACTGGCCGCTGTCGCTCTTGACCGCCTTGCCCGGCATGGTGTCGGTCTTGTGGACGGCCTGATCGGTCGTGCCAAGCCGGTAGATGGAGATGGACCGGAGGGATCCATCAGTAAATCCGGTTGGAATGATCCGGTCGTTCTCCCCGTCACCGACGTAGGTTCCGTTCTTGAGCATCTCCTCCTCCAGAATCACCTCATCGTAGGAGAAGTCGGCCCCCACAGCGCAGGGTCCAACCAATGACTGTAGCGTATTTGCCAGAGCCGTCAAGGTGTTGGATCGCAGGAGCAGGTGGACGGCGGAAGAGGTAACTGCCTCGATATCGCCCGCAAATTCAGTCTTGTCGGAGGCATCCTCGACCGGCAGGCACCGGGTGCATCCAAGGGTCTTCCAGCGCAGGGAATTGCTGGTCCTGCTGGTGGTGTTGGAGATCAGGATGCAGTCGGTGTAGTCCTCGGTGTTTCTGGAAGTAGCCTCCTCCTGATCGAAGAACTGCTCCAAGCACACCCGGTAAGGATGGGCGGTCAGGGACTTCAGGCTGTTGGTCTGCTGGCGATAGAACGGCCTGTGAAGATCGGGATCGACCGGCGGAGGAAGGACCCCGTCCGGGGAGTCGGTCAGACGGTTGGAGGTCATCCAGAAGACGGGACGGTAATCCTCCGTCTTGACCGCGTCCTCGATGATCTCCTCAAACATCTCCTTCAGCCGCGTCCGATCATAGGTGTCCACCCACTTGCAGTCCACATAGACCATTTCGCCCTGTCGGCAGACCGGCCAGTTCCTCGGCAGGACCCGGTTGAGTTTGTAGACGATCTGGTCGGAAAGGCAGTCGTCGCACTCCAGCAGGAAGTAGACCGTGAACCTGCCGAATCCATAGGCTTTGCCGGACCCCGAAACCTTCACCCACGGGGTGAAGTCGGTGTCATCCGAGTCCAACTGGAAGGTCTGGGAAAGGCCGGGATTCGGATACTTCAGGGAGGTCCTGTCCGCCCGGTTGGAGATCAGGATGTTCCCGCACCACTCCTTGGCGGTCGCCGCAATCTCCGAGATCAGACGGGCCTCGGCCTCGACGCCGCCCTTCGTGCCCTTGATCTTGTAGATGGCGACGTAATTCTTGATCTCCTCGCGCTGGCGCGTGCAGGTGAACTCCCGGTTGACATCCACGCCGATGAGTTCACCCAAGGCAGGGAGGTTGGAACAGCACGTCTCGTTCACGTCCCACAGATTCGGCATACAGTCGATCAGGCCCTTGACGATGTCCGGCTCGATGGCAATGGACCGGAGGAACCGGGCCAAGGGACCCTTTTTCTTGGGCTCCTTGGTGGGATCGACGTTCTCGTAGAGGTTGAAATATTGAGGGGGAGCCTCTACCAAGGGATTTCCCGAATCGAACGCCCGATAAAGGGCGTAGACATCCCCACCCTTGTCCGGGGACTCCAAGAGTTTGTCACCAAGGATGTAGACGTTGGGTAGGAGGTTGAACAGGGCCTCGGCAAAGAACCCCGTCTGAATCGCCAGTTCCGCCACCTGAGTTTCCACGGAGTAGAGCCAGTAGTCGTTCCCCCCGTAGGGTCCGGTCTCGTACTGGAACTCCCCGTAGACGCTCTCACTCCGCGTGAAAATCGTGTAGTAGTAACACCGGCACGCCTCGATGTTCGACGGGGCCATAGTTTCGCCCGCTGTCGTCTGGATCCTGTCATAGCAATCCGTGATGAACCCGGCACCAGTAGGACCTTCGTAGACAACCTTCCCGTCGTTCGGGTTCTTGGGGAACTCGTAAAGTCTCCTGACCACACGAATTGTATCCATCAGCAGGGATTCGGTGGGGGCCTCCCACGTGAGGATGAGTTGCGGGCCTTCCAGCCCGCGCCGTATGGTGAGATTGCGGACGAGCCTACCGTACCGGGGATCATCCGGAGAGAGGAGAGTGGGCGGAACAACAATAACGGCCAGAGCCATCAGACACCCTCGTCATACTTCGTATGGACGGACCGCAGGATCTCCTCCAAGTACACTCGGAAGAGCAGGCGGTCCTCCTCGCTGATCTGGAAATTCCGCAGGAGTCCATCCAGACTGCTGATGCTGGACTCAATCATCTTCAGCCGGTCGGTCTGCCGCTCCCGCTGGATGATCCGCTCTTTCTCTTCCATGGGTTTCGCAACCCAGTCGTCAATCTCGTTCGGCATTACTGGCACACCCTCTGGGGCCGGGAACCCCCGATGAAGCCCAGCGTCACCTTTCCCTCGGTCATGATCTGGGCGGCATCTATCGGCACATTGACCCCGGACTTCGTGGTCGTCTCAAACCCGGCCCGATCCATCGGCTGGGGGGGCGGCTTCGTTGGATCGGGGCAATCGATGGTGAACCCGATCTCACCCTTGTCGGACAGATAGTGCTTGCCGGTCTCCCCCGTGGTTTGCTGAAGCCCGCTCTTGGTCCCCCGGACCGTGAAGGTATTGGCGGACGTGAAGATCACCGTCCACTTCTCCTCCTTGGAGGTCTCCCCCACCTCGATCTTCCGGGCGTTCGGGCTGAGATCCGTGGGATCCAGATGCACGAAGTCGCAGTTCACGATCCCCACTTCCTTGGTGACAAGGGGCCTGCGCGTGATGGTCGTCAGGTCGATGTGGTCCACCCCGGGGATGGCATCCACAAGATGGAAGAAATCGGACAGGTACAGGGGCTGTCCGAAGTTCACGTAGTCGCTCATCAGGTCGAAGTATCCCTTGATTGCATCGTTCACGGTCATGGTCACCTGATCGAGATCGAAGTTTGCGGCAACGTAAACCTTGCCCTCGATGTCGATTGGGGCATAGATGGGGTCAACAAGCTGGATGCACGTACCGACCATCTTCCGGGCATCCAGATACTCCAGCAACGACTGCTTCAGCACGGCGGAAGGCACCCCGCCACCCCGGGGGGCGATGATGATGTTGACCACGCAACAGCACCCCACCGAACTCTCAAGCCCGGACAAGAAGGAGTTCAGCCGCGCCAACTGCTGGGAAAGGCACGGCTCGGCGGCTAGGATCTCCTTCATCTGGGTCGCCGCGTTCTGATCCACGCACCCCGGCGAGGAGATGTTCACCCGGGCCTTGGCGATCCCCGGGAAGAGTTCCACAAGGACCTCATAATCCTCGACCGTGACCGCCCTGTTCATCGCCCGCAGGCTCATTGGTCCAAGCAGTTTGGCCTCATCGATGGACATCCGGTCCTCGCCGCCGCTGGCGGAGAACTCGTTGTCCGCCGTCACAACAACCGGGATGGAATTGTAGGTGAAGGATCCATTCACCACCGTGATGGTGTGCGCTCCGACGTTTCCGTTGATCCCGCCACCGACCCGGTACTCCGCCCGGATAACGCAACTCGGCTCGGGGATCTTTCCGGCGGAATTGTCCCCGAAGAATACCGTGATGGCGTCCTGCTCATCACGCTCGGTCACGAATACCTTGTCATCCTCCCGGCTCAACATGAGGGTATCCACTTCGCTCCACAATTGATCCCCCGCACCCTCGTTTACGTAAATCTTGATGGTGCCATCAATCACGGGGATCTTGGTCAGAGAGTAATTCTGATGCGAAAGCCCCGTGCTGATCCCGATATCCGCGGAAATTGATGTTCCTTCAACCGCAGAGACGACAACGCTCAATGATCCGGTAGGAATGATGGCATCGGCCACGGTCTCAAAGAAGAAGGCGGTCTTTGTGGCATCGACGGTAGTCTGGACCTGAGTCCCCTTGGGGATCAGCAATTCCCCGAGAAGGGCGTTTTGCAGGCTGAAAGTCATGTCCACGGACGCCGGGACGGCGCTTCGGAGTTCAAAGTCGATCAACCGCAGGAGGTTGATGACGCTCCTGCGCGTGATGGCCGTGGGAAGAAACGCCTCGTTCGCATTCCGATCAATGTAGAAGTGAAGGACATCGGACACGAACGCCACCAGTCGTTGCAGGACGATCCCGAAGTCCGACAGGTTGTGGTCCGTCCACTCTGGGGAGAAGAAGGGGATGGTCCGGACCATGTCCGTGGAGATGGAGGTGAAGTCACGGCTGGTGTAGTCAATGGGCGGTATCCGCTGGGACACCTTGGTGAAAGAGGTTGTCGCCATGGCTACGGCGCTCCGACTTCAATGACGTTGGTGGCCCGCATATCGGGCGTGATGTAGAACGGATAAACAAGATTGCCAATCGTTTGCGTGGAGATAATCCGGAAATCAATGTGCGCCTCCAGAACTCCCTCCTGCGCCCGGGTCATGTCCACTTCGATGCTCAGAATCTCGACCCTCCGCTCCCATATCTGGATAGACTCCATGATCGCGGACCGAAGCCGATTCGCAGTCAACTGGTCGATGGGCTCAAACACGACCCCCTTGGTGTCTGATCCAAACCCCCGGTCGATAACCCGGCTACCAATCCGGGTTCCCAAAATCTGCTGGAGAGCCATCTTGACTTTTTCAATGCTCTCTGCGGGCTTCGCCCCAAGGAGTCGGTTGGTACGACCGGTGGAGGAAAACCGGAATGGGAACGCCCATCCCTTTCCGAGGATGTCGTTCCAAAGAGTCCGGGGCGGAATACGGTTATCAACCATCGCAGGACACCTTCACGGAACTGGGGGAAACCACGTGTTTCCCATCCATCGCCTCCTTACGCAGGCGCTGGACATCGGGAAGGCTGTCATTCAGCACCCCCAGCACCTTCTGGAGTTGAAGCAGGGCCTCCCGCTTCCGCTCAATACTATACTTCCTATCGAGCTTTTCGTCAGGACGAGATTCGGTGATCTCGGCCTTCAGGGAGGACCGCCACGTCGTGAGGATGTTCCGGAAGAATTCCACCTCCACATCGCCCGGATTCTGGCGCAGATAGTTATCCATCAGGGGAAGAAGGGCGTCGATGTTGGACGACTTCTGTCCCATGGCATCACGCTTCCGGTTGATGGAATCTATCTCCTTGGTGATGGAGACGAGGAACTGGCGGAGGCTCTCCAGCCGCTCCGTGGTGGTGCTGTCCTGAAGGTCCGTGAAGACCTGAAGAAACAGATCCCAGTTGGACTCGGGGAGCCCGGACAGAAAGCTGGTGATCCCTGACATGGGGATCCTCCTAATCGGAGAAAACATTGGAAACGGTTTCTTTGCCCACCAGAACAGCCCCGCACTTCAGCTTGTCCCCCACGCGGGCGAGGGGCCTGTCACCATCGAGGAACGTCACGCTTGATCCAGTCACAACCGGATTCGGGGGATGCCGCCGCTTTCCAACCCGGTGGGGGGACACCAAATCCCCCACTCCGCACATCCCAAGGTCATCCCCGAACACCACCTTGCTGGCGGTGATCATCTTACTTTTACCGTGCGATGTCCCCGTGTCCAGACGGGCAACCTTGGAATCGGCCATGGGTTAAGACCTCAATACGCCCCGGAGAATCCCATCCAAATAGTTGGCGTTGTACTTCTGGCAGGCCAGTTCCTTCTCGACCGCCTTGATGTGGGCGATCTGGGCCGGGAGACTGGCAAGCGCGTCCCGAATCTCCTGTTGCTCAATCAGCAACGCGGCCTCCCGCTGGGCCAGAATACTCAGAAAATTCACGAAGTCCGGATTGATCGGAGGGATCCCGCCGAACATGATGCGGATGCACCCGATCTCCTGATCTATCGCCCCAATCCGGGTGTTCATGAAATCAAACCGGGCGTTCAAGGCGTTAAGAATCTGGCTCGCCAGCCCGAGATTGAGTTGCGGGATCTCAAAGTTGATCCGGTCGAGAATGTAGCGAAAGCACTCCTGTAGATCGACATGCTGGGAGAGCAGATCGATCCATGCTTGCGTATCGCTCATCTTGTCGCAGGACATAGGCTACCCCGGACATGGTGGAGAAGGAAAAACCGGAGGAACAATCGACGGCTTCCCTTTCCGATGGAAAATCTTGCTGGCCTTGTCGATGATGTTCCCCGCCGCAATCCGCTCGTAGTTCCCGAAGACGCTGGTCGTGTAGTTGCCGACCACGATCTGGGAGAGGTTGCCGAAGATCACCTCCAGCTTGTTCCCGGCCACCCACTCCGTCAGATCGGCTTGGTTGATCTTTCGCTCGCTTCCGATAACCCAAGAATCCTTCTTGCCAATGGTGGTTCGCTTCTCGTTCCCCTCCACCTTGAGCCACCGGTCTCCCCCGACCCGGTCGGTCATCTTCCCCTCGACGTACACGTGCTTGTTCTGCCCAACGTGGCGCTGTTCGTCCCCGTTGATCTGGATGTAGGCCCGTGAAGCGATCCGGATCGAGAGTTCCCCAGTCACGTCCAGTTCGATCCATGACTTGGATGGTGCGTGCCAGATGTGGATGCGCCCCTGCCCGGGGGTGTCGTCCACCTCGATGATCATCTGGTTGTTCTTGGTCTTCAGCACCTGATTGAACGGGTACTGGGGCGGGGCCTGAGCAACCAGCGGCGACCGGGGCTGTTTCATGGTCTGGCAGTCGGCGGTCCGCCAGACATCGTCCCCCTTGGGCGTCCGGATGCTGTCATCGTTCCGATAGTTGGTCTCCTTGTCCGTCCGCGTCAATTGCGGGGGATCCGGAGGCTGGCCCTTGGGATGGCCCCACCAGCATCCACCGTACAGGGGGCGGTTCACATCCCCGGACTCAAACTCAACGAAGACGGAGGAGCCCACCTCGGGCACAGCAAAGTGCCCATAGTCCCGCATCCCCCCATACCACGCGGTGGCGGGCCATGCCCAGTCCGTGATGATCTCTTTCCCAAGGACCTCCAGCACCCGGCATTTGATCCTACCGAGTCGCTCCGGGTCTTGGACATCCATCACGATGCCCCGGTACTTGCCGTAGTACCGGCGCTCGTTGAAGGGACCGCCTTCAAAGCTGTTGGGTTCCATATTGCTCTTGAGAGTGCAACCGGTTGCACCCTACTTCTCCACTACCGCCTCGGGGAGGCCGGAAACAGGCTCCTGCCGCTGTGTAATGTGCCCCTGTAGGAACACGGCGAAGGGTTGCCGGGTCAGGAACCGGGAAATCCCCTCATGAAGCACGTTGGAGGCCCTGTGGATCACCAGCCCCCAGATCAGGGGCTCACCCCATCCAAGGGAGGGGACCAGCCCATCAATCTGGAGCAGGTAGGCCACGCCCACCCCGCACCAGACGGAAGCGCAGTACCCGCACTTCACGAAGTACCGCAGGAGGTTTCCGTCTGGCAGGCGGGCCTTGATCCATCGCCGGAACCCCCGGAACAGGCGGCTTGCGACGAGTATCTCGGCCAACGCCTCGGTCAGGATCACCGCCACGATGAGCTTGATCAGCATAGCTTCTTGAACTCCACCTCAACCCCGGATGGTGGCGCATACCCCCGGTCATGCATGGTCGCCTCGGCCATCTCCTTCAGCTTCTCCAATACTGCATACCTGTCCTTGCAGTTCACGCAAAAAACGAGACCGAAGGTAAGGGTCGCGCTGGCCTCCGGATTCTTCCAATGGGTGCAAGTCAGGACCGGAGTGAACAACTCATGACTGGTCCCGTCGCATTCCGGCCATTGGCAGGAGGCCACTAAGAGACCTCCTTCCGGCACGTCGAACACCATGCCGTCTTGTAGTACCGGCGAAGGCGCTCGCTGAACTTGTACTGGACCACCACGCTCGATCCACACGCCTTGCATACCCTGCTCCCCACGGAGGTCAGGGACGGTCCGGGTCCGGGGCTCGCCCTCAACAGGGGAGCCTCCGCGATGATCCTTCCCCGGGGGGAGGGGGCCGCAACAATGGCCGTGGGCGGCGCGGGAATATTGGCCTTTGGAAGGCTCTTGAACAGCCCGCGATTCCTCTTTGAGCAACACCCCATGTCTAGGCCCTCACAACGGATTCCTGTGATGGATAATACTCATCCATGACCTCTTTGACTTCCTGACTGCCGCAACGAACTGCCTCAAACCGGTTCCGATAACCCTTGTCATCCAAATCGTGGCTGACCTTGGTGATGAAATACTTCCCGCTGTTCCGCCCGATCCCATCAAGGGTCACGATGTCGTTGGCCCGCAGACGCTCCAGCCCGCACGTGTGGCCCCATCCGGAGATGATGTACCGGGTGGACTGGGCCATACGATCAAGCTGGGTCTGCAACAGGGGCCTCTGTTGCTCATGCCCCTCGTTGGTGATAAACCGCTCAGGCTGTTTTTCACCCGGAATCGTCACCAATTCCTTCCAGTTATTGAAGATGAGAGCCCCCTGAACCGGGTCCTCCGCCTCGGAACTGGTCAGATCGATCTCCTCCTTGGTCATGGGATCGATCTGGTTCAACCTCAGTTTCAATCCCCGCATGAAGGTTCGGGATCGGACAATGAAGTCGTCCAGAAACTCGGGTCCGGCAGTTGCTGGATCCTCCGCCCATGTAAGTCTGTAGCCGCTATCCCTCGGGCGAAGACGATGAAAATGCAGGACGCTCTTCGCCACATACACAAGGTATCCATACATCTTGGCCCGGCGGCACAGGAACTTGTAATCACTCTCATTGGCTTGGATAACCTGATCATGGACCTGATCCGTGGCCTCGGCATCCACGCCAAACCCATGGCGATAGGCAATCTTCCCGGCAATGTCCGAGTCCCGCATCTTCTTGTAAATTTCCCGCCGTTCCGACATCCCCAGCTTTACGGCCTCCCCGTATCCAACGATCTCGATCTGGTTAGGCGCTGTTCCGGCCATAAACCGGCTCTTGGGTCGCTGAACAATAAACGGCCCGAAGACTTCAGTCCCCGGATTTGTATACCCAAGACTAACCGGAAACAACGTCTGTTCCTTGGCAAGAGAAGTGTAATTGAACCGCTTATCGATGTTGCTCAACACCACCCGCGCTGTCGGAAGTTCGGTCCCGATGGTATCCTCTATATGAATCTCTGAGACGATCTCGTCCGCCTCGGTGAAGCCAAAAACGGTGTGTTTAGGAAACACCCGGGGGAGATCCGTGTCCGAGGGGCCTCCCTTGAATCCAAACGCCGAAGATCCAGCGGAGGACCCCGCGACCCCACCAAAGAACGGGGATCGGGAGAGTAGATAGTCTCCCGGCAACCGGGGTTGATCCGTCCTCCCGGCACTCGGGATGACCACAGAAACGGGCTGTCCCCGCCCGCTACCGCCCATCGGGAAGCAACTATCACCGCGCCCCATACGTCACTCAATCTTGGTCCGTGAAACCAAATCCGTCAGGGGAATGGCGATCTCCGCCCCCGGCTCGATATCCAAGGCGAACGCGATCCCGTTCACGTCCGCCAGCAACCACCACAAAAGAGGCTGTCCGCAAGCCAACCAAGCAATCTCGTCAATTACCTGCCCATTCTGGAACTGCTGAAACGAAATCGGATTCCGCATCTGCGAGAGAGTGAACAGATCCCGCTGATGCAGAAATTTCCGGGTCTTTCCATCCTTCCCGATGATGGCGGTAAACTTCACGCCCTCATACCGGGATCCACGAAATACAGGCATAATTCACCCTACTACATGAAATTCATAGCGGCATCGCCGGGGGTAGCCAAGGGCGCAGTATAAGGATTGCCCCGCTTCTCATTGATATCCGCCGCCACCGCCCTCTTGTTTGCATCCTGCGCCGCCGCCTGATTCTGTGCCGCCAGAGCCGCCTCTCCGTAAGAAGCGGCCAATTCAACATCCTGACCGGTCTGCGTGTTGGCCTTCCACGCTTCACGAAAGGTCACCGTGAGCTTGGCTCGCACCGCCCTACCCGCAGAATTGATGTGAGTTCGCTCAATCTTCACCGAAGTAATGAACGCCTTCCCGAGGCAATCCTGTTCCCAACCGGGAAAACTAACCCGGACCGGAGTCTGTGGCTGAAACCTGCGCCCAGCGCCGATACGCTCAGTTCGGGGCCGGGCCGCATCAAGTAGGTATCGGTACATCAACTCCGGGTCTTTGAACAGCGAGGCGGATCCTTGAGACTGGTCTTTCTCAAGGTCCTGCGAATCCATCAGCATATTGTCAACAATAAACGAGATAGTCACAGTCTTTGGCTTATATCCCTTGAAATGCAGTCCGTGCATGGTTCCAGCATGCTCTTGGTCGGAAAATGCTACCTCAAACGATTCCTCGTATGTTTCGGGCTGATATCTCCCCCTCAAGACGAAGGAAGGAAACATTTCGATAGTCCACCACTCACCTAGTGCTGGAGCGGCCATTTTAACCCCCGATCCCGCGCATAGGAGAAAGCGGCTCATTCATGAACCGGTCTCCGGACAGTTCAATCATATGCTCACTCAGGACGCGGGCAAGGATGAATCCATCAAGATTCAGGGTGACCGGTATGGACACCTTCATTGTCTTGGCTCCGGTCGCGGGGGCAGAAGCCGCCGTTCCCCCGGCCTGCACAGAAGCCACGGCGGATGAACTGGCGGCAGGAGCCTCGACCCTCGATGCCGCCACCGTCGTAGCGGGAGTCGTCGCCATCCGACTCCTCATCTCCGGGGTAGCAAGCGGGGACGCCTCCACGGAGGTGGGGGACGCATAGACGGGAGCCTCAAGCCCGGAGTAGTAATCCATCAACTCACGGGACTTGTCCCCGGTGGTGTCGGCAACAGCCCCCAGCCCTTTCATCTGATGGGTAAATTCCTTCAGCGGAGGACGCACCTCGGCAATTCCAACGTCCAGCCCGAGGAACCCGGACCCGAACAACTTGGTCTTGAGCCAATCCGCCGCCTTCCCAAGCCACCGGAACGGGGCGAGGATTCCGTCAATGATGCCCTGCCCGATGCTGACGATGCTGTCCCACGCCCACTTCACGATGGACACGATTCCCTGCCAAACAGCGACTACCGTGTCATAGGCCCAGACAAATGGGGACGTGATCGCGTTCCAGATGATCGCCCCCACCGCCAAGATTGACCTCGCCATCCACTTCATTCCGTCCACGACTCCGCGCCACATCTTGCCAAAGAATCCAAAGATGTCACCGAGATGATCGCGGAGGATCAAAAATGCCAGAACAGCTATCCCAATAGGCCCGGTGAGCATCAGCAACGCCGCGCCGAACACCTTGGTCCACCCGGTGCCCTCCGTAAACATCTCAATTCCGTACTTGATGGCGAAATACAGCAACGCAATGGCCGCGACGACCGCCGCAACGATTGCAATGATGGGCAGGAACGGGACAATGGCCGCCCACGCCGCCGTGGCAAGTCCCCCAAGCCATGGGATAAGACCGGCGATCTTGCCCTTCAAAAGACCAAATCCCTTGCCAAGGGACGGGAAAGCCACGCCCAACGCATTGAACGCCTCCAAGGACGACGTAATCGACTTAGAGACCATCGATATCGTCAAGCCGGTGGTTATGAATCCAATCGGAAGGGCGGCTATAAGAGCAATAAGTGGGGCCAACTCGACAACTACGCCTTTGATCGCGTTGGCGAGGGGGGCGAATGGGCCAAGAAAGTTAGTAAATTCTTGCCATGTACTCCTCAACCACTTCTTCACTCCATCCAAAGTGGATTAAAATCTAATAAACG